CGGGTCTACAAAGTCTTCCTCTCAGTATGATGGACTCAAACCCTATATGAGGTATAAGGGACTCACTCAGAGTGATTTTACACCCCTTCTGCATGACGATATCTTTCAGGAGTTGAACAAATGGTTTATAGCACGGAACAACAACAAGTCCTTGGTGAAGGAGGACGCATCGAGTCGCAAACTCAAGACTCAACAAAAGATGATCTCTCTAATCAAGAAAAACTTACCTTCTCAAAAGGCTGCGGAGTTCCAGACTGCGATTGCAAGTGCAAAAAATCTGACTGAACAGAAACGTTTCTATATGTCTGATTATGGTTTTGAGAATGCACGGGAAGTGATTCTTGGTGAACAGGATATTCTTCGCCCTGGTCAGAACTATGACAAATTCCACATGGAGAATTTGATCCAGTGGTGGAAGAGGAAAGCTTCTAATAGATATGAAAAACTGAAGTCTGAAGGTAGACTTCGCACTAAGGTTGAGACTTGGAATTCAAACCCAGATGATATAGATATTATTAGGTAATTATTTTAATTATGGAAAAGTATTTCGACGGAAAGTATAAAGTAGATTTTAAAAGACTTTCATTGATTAATCGTGAAGGTTATGAACTATTCACTATCCGAGACAGGGAAACAGATAAACTTAACGATGGTTTTCTGAGTGAAGATGTTCGATTCATATTAGACAAGGCTCTACAAGAGTTTTTTAAAAACGGTTATTGTCGAGTCGTTCAAGGTCCTGGAACATGGATTGAGTTGGACCCAGAAAGTGGGGAAAATAATGGAAGTGTCCTTAGTCCAGACGGATATGAACATAGTTTCTGTATACCACCAGAGTATTATGATCAATTAGATGATGAAATTAAAGCGAAATTGAAATGAGTTACGAACTGAAAGACTATCTAAATTCGATTAATCACACTAAAGAATATCTCATGTGTGATGAAGATCCTACTTGGGAGAAAAAATATCCAGCCTTTATTGTAAATAAATGCTTGTCTGGATTTATTGATACCGTCATCTTTGCAAATGAGATGAATCTCAATCACAATCTCCCATCAAAACTACAATATGACTTTTTACTAAATACCATCAGGAAACGGAAAAGATTTTCTCCGTGGCTTAAAAAAGAGAAAATTCAAGATCTTGATGCAGTAAAATCGTACTATGGATATAGTAATGAAAAGGCTCAACAAGCGTTGAAGATTCTAACCAAAGATCAAATTAATCATATCAAATCGAAACTTGATGTTGGAGGCAAAAGATGAGTAGCTTCGTTGAACCTGAAGTCAGTTGGTCACAGGATCAAATGATCGAAGTGGTTCTAAATGAACCAGATGATTTTCTGAAAGTACGTGAAACGTTAACCCGTATTGGTGTAGCCTCACGCAAGGAAAAGAAAATTTACCAGTCCTGCCATATTCTTCACAAACAGGGCAAATACTATATTGTTCACTTTAAAGAGTTGTTTGCTCTTGACGGTAAACATGCAAACCTAACGGTGAACGATGTTCAACGTAGAAATAGAATTATAAATCTCTTATCTGACTGGGGTTTAATTGCTATTACTAAACCAGAGACAGTCACTGATGTTGCTCCTCTGAATCAAATTAAAGTTCTTTCCTATAAGGATAAGAATGATTGGGTTCTTGAGAGTAAATACAACATTGGTAAGAAAAAGAAACCAGAAGCTCAATAAATAATACTGAGACCTTTCGTGCGGTCTCTACAAAAGTCGGAACACCCTAAAGAAAGGTACGGTTGTCACCCTACCTTTCTTTTTCATTTTATGGTTAAATAGTATTGGATGCCTTCGGGGTCCACACAACACAAACTCGCTTTTAAAGGAGCTACAATAATGACTAACCTCACAAGGTATCATGCTGCCGATTTGTCGCAGTTAATGGACAAGATTGTCAAGAACAGTATTGGAATGGACGATTACTTTGATCGTTTCTTTACGCAACACGAAACACAAAGTAACTACCCACCTTACAATCTTGTGCAGATCAGCAATGTTGAGTCTATACTAGAGATTGCACTTGCTGGATTTAAAAGGGAGGAACTTAATGTCTACACCCAAGATGGTAAACTCTTTATTGAAGGCAAGAAGGAGACTAAAGAAACTCAAACTAACTACTTGCACAAGGGTTTGGCTCAACGGTCATTTACACGTGCCTGGGCAATTAGCGACGACACGGAAGTTAGATCGGTTACTTTTGAGAATGGGCTTTTAACTGTAGACCTTGCAAAGATCGTCCCAGAACATCACCAGCGAAAAGACTATCTTTAAATCAATACAATTGAGTAGAGATCAGTAGTTGTTTATACAGACTTTTGTATCATAGTGATACATAATGTCTATATAATTATGTACCCACGGAGGACGGATTATGAACTTTACCACCGCCACTCTTGCAGTAGGAACAGCAATGACTCTTTTCTTCGGTTGGCCCATCGCATCCCTTACAACATGATACTTCCTGAAAATTGAATAAATAGAACTGAATATCGTCGTCGCTAACCATGTGACGGAGGGGTAACTGGCAAAATCCAGTTGACGCCCCTCTTTTTTATTGGTAGAATACCAGGAGGTATGGAGTAATTATGGCTATTAAATTGGCCCTTTTGAGGTCTGGTGAACAAGTAATCGCCGACATCATGGAATTAGTTGATAAAGATGGGGAGGTTATTCAGTTAGTATTTTCTGATCCGTATATTGTTCGTTTGCTTACATCAGAACTATTGATGGAAGGTTCTTATAATGAGGAAGAAGAAATCGAACATAAAGTGGGATTTTCTCCTTGGTTGGTTCTATCTGCTGATCAGAAAATGGCAGTGAATCCAGATTGGGTTGTTACTGTTGTGGAACCTCATGAATGGATTAAGTCATCTTATACTGAAAAGATGGAATTTACTGATGAAGAACCAGAATCCGATGAAGTAGTTGAAAACTTTGAAGTAATTACGGAGGAAATTAATGGATGATGTTCAAGTTATTGTCCTAGTAAATGGACAAACAATTATCTCCAAGATTGCTGCAGTAGTATCAGAACTTGGAGAACCAGATTGCAAGTTGATCAACCCATATCAGATTGTTGACGGCAAACTCGATCCTTGGTTGAGTGATTTGACTGATTCAACTGATGCGATTATGATTTCTTCAGACAAGATTTTGACTTTGGTTGATCCCAAAGAAACTCTACTTAATGATTATTTGACTCTCACTCAATGAAGTTTTACACAAGTGTATTTCAACTAGGTAATGATATCCTCGTCCGTGGATATGAAAACGGCAAACATTTTACAAAGAGAGAAGAGTTCTATCCAAGGTTCTTTGTGCCTTCGAAGAAGGAAAGTAAGTTCAAGACTTTGGATGGACAAGATGTTGAACCCATTCAACCTGGAACTATCCGAGACTGTAAAGAATTCTTGGACAAGTATCAGGATGTGAATGGGTTTAAGGTTTATGGGAATGACCGATATGTTTATCAGTACATTGCTCAAAACTATCCAGAAGAAGAGATTAAGTTTGATAGTAGTAAGATCAAGGTCATCACCATTGACATTGAGGTTGCAGCTGAGAGTGGATTCCCCGATGTCTTCAACTGTGCTGAAGAACTCCTGTTGATTACTGTTCAGGATTACAACACCAAACAGATTATTACCTTTGGATCACGTCCTGCAAACATCACTCAGAAGAACGTCAGGTTCATCCAGTGTGCGGACGAGTATGACCTTATTGGTAGGTTTATGGACTGGTGGACGGCAAACCCACCAGAGGTCGTTACGGGGTGGAATAACGAGTTGTATGACATGCCATACCTTGTGGGTCGCATGACTCGTCTGATGGGCGAGAAGTTCGCTAAACGACTCTCTCCGTGGAACATTGTGCGTGTTGATGAGGTTACAATCTCTGGTCGCAAACAACTCAGTTGTCGCATTGCAGGCGTGTCTATTCTGGACTACCTGGATCTTTACAAAAAGTCTCCTGCAACTCCTAACCAAGAGAGTTATCGACTGGATCACATCGCCTTCATGGAGTTAGGTCAGAACAAGTTGGATCACTCTGAG